GTTCGTGGAGCTGAAGGAGCTGGAACTTCTCAAGGTTCAATGCGTGCATTATTAACTGAACAAGCTGCTGGAAGAACTGCTGAAGCTGGAGCTGCACTTGGGGCGCAACTTGCTACAAATTATGGGCAAATTAACAACCAATTGGCTTCTGTATTGGAAGCTTTAACTAGGGCCGACCCTAATTCATCTACCGCACAACTTCTACAAGCACTTAATATTGCTAAAGGATCTACTCAATTTGGAACTCAACAACAAAAGGGGGAAACTACAAAAGCTGCAACAACTACTACAACGGAACAAAAAGCTGCTGAGGATGTAAAATTGATTGATTATGATGGATTAGTTAATAACACAATTTTACAAGCTCTTAAATCAACTACAACACCTCAACAACAGCCTGGAGCTGGGGCGGGATATTTTACAGTTACCCCAACAAAAACTAATACCACAGATTCAACTACTTCTACAACGCAAAATGAAAAAGCTATTCAAGATAATTATTTTATTGACGTAATGTAACTATCTTATGGCTAAAATCCGTGTTCCTGGATTTGAACCAAGTCGAACTGTTCGTTATCGTAACGACTTAAAATTTACTAAAACACGTCGTCCAAAAACTGAAACTGTTGAATCCGAAACTCCGGAAGATTCTATGAGGCTTTTGACTAATGATGAAATTGAAGTTCAACAAGCTGGACAGGACTGGCTTAAAGATTCACTGAATAAACTTTATTCAGAGGAAATTGCTACAGATTTAACATTAGAAGCTTTACAAGAAGGCGGAGAAAAAGCCCTTACACGTATTGGAAATCCAATTCTAAATACTGCATTCAAATTTGCAGCAAAATTAGCAGGAACTGCAGCAACTTTAGGTACTTATTCGTCTGGACTTAATCAAGGAGAAGATGAACAACTTGCTCGTTGGAAAGCTGAATATGAAGCAAAGAAAAGACTTTCTGAGGAGCAAAATAAACAAGTTCTTTCTTCTGTTACTCCATTTAAACCAGCTGGGCTTTCAGCTCAAACTCTAACTCAAAAAGAAACTTCGCCTACACAACCTCCAGGTAAAGTTATTCATAAACTTGCTAAAGGTGAACGACTTGGAGCTACATTTGGAAATTGGAAAGAGTATACAGATAATAAAGGAAATGTTATGGTTATTGAAGTTCCTGAAAAGAAAGATTACATTCTTAACTCTGACGATCTTTTTCGTAAACAAGCTGAACGTCAGAAACCAAGCTCTTCAATTGAACAGCAAATGAGTAAACTTCTTAAAATGGATGGACCTGAGAGAATTGAAGCTGCCATTGGAGTTAAACAAAATGTAGATGAAGCTCTTGCTAAACGCTTAGCTGAATTAACTTCTATTGCAGAACAAAAATCAGGACATAATGATGCAATTATGAACTTGCAAATGAATCAAGCTGAGGATGTTCGGTCTGGTTTTACAATTCGGCGCCCAGGAGCTTTAAGTGCGGAAACTACACAAGCACACGATTTAGTAGCTCAAACCCAACTTCAATCTCAGCGTACACTACAAAATCTTTCTCTTACAGACCCCGAGTATCAAAAACTCGAAGCTATTAGTAAAAATCTTCAAAGTTGGCAGAGTTCTGCTGGAATTTTACTTGAAGCTAAAGCTCGTCGTGAAGCTAAATATGGATGGATTACATTGGATCATATTAACGCATACAAACATATTTTTGATGCAGATGTATCTGACATTGAAAAAACAAAAGAAACTCTTTTTCAAAAGGCTCAAAAAGATAAGACATTCGAAAAACTCATTTCAATCAATAACGAAAATGTAATTTCAATGCTTGCAGATCCTGATATTCGAGTTCGACAAGCTGCTTGGAAACTAGCTTATGCAGCAGAAAAAGCTGTCAATGGAGAAACTAAACTTGTTGAGCGTCTTGCTCCGATTGTAAATAAAAGGGAAGCAATTCTTAATCCTCGTAATCCTAAAGAGCCTACGGAAGAACAGAAAAAAAGTTTAGATACTGCGACTCTGGGTGTTACTGGAAAAGAGAAAGTTGCTAAATATGATGAGCAGCTTAGAGTTCTTATTTATGATTCAATAACAGAACATGCCAAGGATCTCTATACAGATATGGCAAACTGGTCAATTGCTGGGGATCCAAAACTTCAACAAATTGTTAACGATGTTAAAGCAGCTAATGGAAAAAAAGCTAATTATCGAGATGTTTTAGATCTTTATTTCTCAGAAGATATGAATGACCAAGAATATCTTCAAAAACAACAAACAGTTGCCAAGAGTCTTATGAATACGCTTCAAGTTGATAAACCTTCCTGGTTAATTCCAGATAAAGAAATGTTCCATCGTACAGTTAAAGCTGATGTAGAATTAGCTCTCAAACAAATGATGGCTAAACGAATTGGGAATAAGATCGGACTATCTCAAGCGAGCTTTGGTTTAACAAAAGGGATTCAAGATGTTTGGGGATTTCTAAGTGGGAACTGAATACTTGGATGATAGTTTAACATTTGCACAGTTTGCTGAGGAAATGACATTAGGAACTTTAGAAAAAGGAGTTAAACTTATTGGAACTACAGCTACGGATTTTGTAACGACCACACTTAATTCTGCCTTAGGAATTGGACAAGCTGTCGGGATTATTTCAGACGATGCAGAGGAACTTCGCACTGAAGATCTACTTAGACAAGTTTCTTCTAGTCTTGGAGATTTTTATCTTGATAATAAAGATCTTGTAGAAGGCTTGAGTTTTGGAGTTGGATTAGTTGGAGGCGTGGGCGCTGGCATTAAAAGTCTCAATAGTATTAGAGCTGGAGCACAAAAACTTGGTCGATATGAAGGCTCCAACCGTTTAGGACAAATTGCACAAGGAACTATGGATGTTTTTACTGGATCTAAAAAGAAACAATTAACGGCTGAGATGGAGAAAGTTTTTGCAGAAGCTGGAGGTGCAGCTGGAGCATTTACTAAACTTAAAACTTCACTCTATGCAGATGCTGCAATCAATTTTAATTTAGATAATATTGCAGCTGAGATTGCAATTATTGGAACCTTAAATGCACATCCCTATATGCAAGATTATACAGCTGAATTAGGCTCTAATTTTCTACATTCTGTAGGAATTGGAGCATTATTTACTCCATTAGCCATGCCAGCGGCGTTTCGGCATGTTAAGCAAATAATTCAACCTATTGAAAATAAAGCTTGGGGGTTTGCTACAAAAGAATCGAGTCCAGTTTCCGAACAATTTGGATATACTAATGCAGCTAACTATCAATTAGCAAAAATGAATTTAATGAGAATTAGTGAACTTCTTTTACGAAAAGATCTTAATCCTTTAACTCGAGAATACCTTACTGATTTTGGAGATCAATTTAATCTAAAATCATTAGAAGCTTTGACAAAAATGGTAAAAGGCTGGCCAGAATTAACTCCTGGAGTTAAAGAGCAAATTCAAACTCTTATTTCTAGAGAAGCCTTTTCTCAAATTGAACGAATTCGTACAGTCAAATTTCCTGATATGGCTAATGTTAAAACTCCGTTAGAATCTATTACGGATGTAAATTTCAAGCCAAGTCCAATCTCTAAAATTATTGAAGAAGAGGAAGTTTTAGATATTCTTGAATTCAAAACTAAAGAAAAGAAACGATCTACAGTTTTTTATCGCCCATTAGAAGACACTTGGTATTCAGCTTCTGGAATTCAAAATATTGGACGTGCAGTTGATCTCAAAAATCAAGCGTTAAATTCAAATCGAGTTAATCTTACTGCCGTTGTAACTGACTTTGACGCTGAAACTTTACTGCGAGCTAATTCTTCTGGTGTCCAAGATTTAAGATTTCTCTCAGAACTTGAGGCTTTACAAGATGCCAGTCCAGATTTTATTGAAAAATATCTTAAAATTGATAGTCAAGATTTACCAAGATTGAATGCCGTACTTGGTTGGATGGGACGTCATCCACAAGATGTAAAAAATTTGAAATACTCAATTCTCACAAATGGAGAAAAAACAACTCTTACTTACAAAGAAGTTGAAGCTCTTTACCAACAACGTACTGTCGAAATGATTAACTCACTTACAAGAAATGGAACATTTTCTTATGATGAAATTGCTTCTCGGCTCAATGTTACAAAAGCCGCCGCCATGCACGTTGCTGCTGGAGGATCTTTAGATCAATTAAGAGATTGGCGCCGTTACACAAATCCTGCGCTTATTGAGGAAGATTATCTTTCTCCGGATCGTGGGCTTTTAATGGTTTCATCTAATCGTTTTAAGAATCCATTACCGGAATTAGTTTCTAATCTTGATGCAATGAGTTATCAAAAAGCACATTTAGATTATATGGAACATTTAGTTATGTCGAAAGGAAATAAAATGATTAAGGATGCTTTTGCTGTTTATAATAATCCTGAAATGGTTAATGGTGTTCAATTCATTCGTAGTTTTGTTAATGAATTAAATAATTCTATGGTTGGAAATCCACGTTGGCAATCTGCGGATAATATGGTACGGGATCTTAAAGGTACTCCAGAAAACCCAGTTAAAGGTGAGTTCCTTACTTACATTGGACAGCAAGTTGTTAAAGCCATGGATAAGATTACTGAAGATCTTATTAAACCTATGGTGCCACACTTTTCTAATATGACTAATACGACAACTCAAGGTGTAGAATTCGCTGCTACAGCTAATATGCTCGCGGGTTTAAGTGAATACCGCCAAATGGTTATTAACCCAGAAAATGGATATGCATTTTTTATTCGTGGTAAAGCAGCTAAAGATGCAAAATTAGAAGAGCTTCTTACATCTGCAATCTTAAATTCTTCTGGAGAAATCTTTTATGTAAAACAACCTGAAGTTATTAAAGCTTTAGAAGCAACGCAAGATGCAGCTCGTGAACTTTTTACTTTCCATAATATTTTACGAGAATTTCGAGGAATGAAGCCACTTGAAAATCTTGGGTTTTATCTTCCTCCTCCCTCATTAATTAACAAGCACTATTCTTATGTGCTAGATTCTAAGAGTGGCACCCCAATTCAAATTATTCTTGCTAATACTGCTAAAGAACTTAAAGATAAAGAAGTGGCATTTCGACAACTTTATCCAAATGCTAAAATAATCTCTCGAGATATGCAATTGGAATTTAACAAAGTTAGTGGTTATGTAGATGGCTCACCGTACATTACACAAGCTAATATTGCACTTAAGCATGGAGGAAGTTCTCAGCAAGCTATTACTCCTCAACCAGAAGAATTTATTAACCAAATTTTTTCGGGATTTGAATATCAAATTAAATCTGCAGTTCGAAAATTTAATGAACTTTATCTTCATGATATCACTGCTACATTGGATCAAATGGCACAAATTTATGACGAGGGGCTTAGAGCACAACCATTGTTTGGAATTAATAAAACTACATTTGGAGCTAAGAATTCTCCTGTAACAATTAAAAATCTTCTCCTTGGTAGAGATAATCGAGAAATTTCTACAACTTGGAAATTTTTAGATGATACTTTTGATCTTGTTCTTGGACTTGGAGTTCAAGCAATTAACAAAACTGTGGCTGCATTTGAAACTTTTGGTGGGAGTAAAGACGTTACTAAAATTCATAAACAATTTGATATTCTCGATAAGGAATTAGCTAAACTTGAAATTGAAAATCCTTGGCGTACATTTGATTCATATTATGCAACAAGATTTGCTACAACCCAGAATATTCAACCAAAACTTATTTCTACAGGAAATTCCCTTTCTGCACTTTTTCAACTTAGACTTTTTGATGCCGGATTTTTAATTGCTAATGCTCTCTCTATTCCAATTTTAGGAACTGCAGCTCTTACTCAAAAATTTGCAACTCTTACAACACAAGCGGGAAATAAATTTTTTGCTCCAATGAAACTTTTAATGGATGGAGTAGCTCATCGTTGGAGCCCTGAAGGAAAAAGAATTCAGAAAATTTTTGAAGAAGAAGGACATTTAAATCAAGCTGTTCGTCAATATGCAGATGTTAATGGCTTACTTCAAACAGTACAACGTGGGCAAGAAGCAGTTGATAGTGCTCTTTATGCAGTAGATTCATTTATCAATTCTGGTGCAGTTCGTAAACTTGCTAAACCCGCAGATTTTGTTGAAAACTTAACTCGTGAAATGGCAATGCACATTGGATTTGCTACAGCTAAACGTGCTTATCCTGGAATTGGTGATAAAGGAGCTATTATTCTAGCTGTTAATTATGCAGACCGTGCAATTGGGAATTATTTTGCAGCTCAGCGCCCAGTCTTTTTCCAAGGAACTTTAGGATCTGCTATATCACTTTATCAAACTTACATGCTAACTTATGCTCAATCCTTGTTTAGAGATTTGGAGGCTGGTGCATTTAAGAACCTCGCACGTACATTTCTTTTGCAAGCTGGGATTTTTGGACTTAACTCTCTTCCTGGATATAACGCTCTTTCAGAGATGATTGCTAAAGCTTATAGCTATGATAATACAGATCTTACTACGGGCGCATATCGCATGGTTGGACCTAATGCTGGAGATTTACTTCTTTATGGATTACCTTCGAACTTACTTTTTGATTCAGCACTTTATACTCGGGGTGACATTACTCCGAGAGTGCCCAACATAGATAATATCGCAATTTATAATACTCTTACTCGTGGATTTGATGCAATGACGCATGGAGTTAATGCCGCTGTAAATGCTGAAGGATTTGGAGGAAAATTAAGAGCCCTTGGAGAATCTGTTAGTCTACAGACAATTAATCGCCCAAGTGCTAGACTTGCAGAAATTTTTTTAGGAAATTCAATAACTCGTCAAGGAAATACAGTACAAACTCCTGCAGAAGTATGGACAATTTCTGGTGTAATGTCTAGAATTCTTGCACTTCGTCCTTTAGAAGAACAAAAACTTAGAAACGCTGTGCATCTTAATTCCTCTTATGGAACAGCAGATTTTGAAAATCGACAAGAAGCAATTAACGCTTTACGAATTGCAATTAGAAACGATTCTCTTACGTCTGAATTGATTGAAACTGTGGCTGAAAAATATATCCGAAATGGAGGAAGTTCAAAAGGATTTGATGCTGCATTAAATGATGTAATGCTTAGAACAGAATTTGGTACTAGATACGATTTGCGCCAAAAGCTCGAACCGGATTCTCCAATCCGAAGATTGATTGATGATAACTTTTAGAAGATGAGGCAAGCAGGTTTTGTTATTTTTCTTCTAGTTCTGCTTATTGGGGGATGTACTGCGGAACAACTGCGGTTACGGCAAGAATTTAGTTCGTATCTTTTTTGGCACAATGTGGTAGTTTCCGGAAGCTACTTGTAAGATAGCAAGAAAGTAAAATCCCTCCCGAATTACTGGGAGGGATTTTTTTTGTTTAATCGTCTCCCCAAATTTTAAGTGCAATATCATCTAATTTTTCTTGTTGAGTTTGAGTAAGACAAAAATCTGGTTGTGAATTTCTTAAAAGACTATAACATGACTGGATAAAATTTTGTTCCCATTGTGAAAAGCCATCAGGCTCAACAATAAATTCTGCGTATAATTGATCTACTAACTCCCATTGATAGTTATGTCGAGCAAGAGTTTCTGGAGAAAAGATTGGCTGATTTTCAGTAATGTCCATTTTTCATAATCTCCACAGGATCAACAATTTCAATTCCATTTGTTGCAAAAATTTCACAAAGAGCTTCATGAAAAGCGGCGGAATTTAAACTTAACTCGAAAGAAGAAATGGACTTAGCTTTTTGACCTAAAATCCAAATTTCTAAATCTTGAGTTAACGGATTTGTTCTAACCCCTGACCATTGATTGGCTTCTAATTCTTTTGAAGTTAAATGGTTTGGATTGGCTTTATCCTTGGTGGGGGCTTTTTGCCAATCACGTTTGGCAAGTTTGTCTCGAAGCTCTTCTTTAATTCCACTTGGAAGATAACCAGTGTCTTTTTTCTTATTCATTGTCGGTTATCCATTTAGCTTTTGTTTCATCCCAATAAGCAACTGGAATAAGCGGCGAACCTTGTGTAACTTGGAAAATATATAAATCATAGCATGGTTGTGTGTGGGCAAGTGCTTCTCCTACTGAAGTATAAAATTTTAGTTCAACAGGAAGTTGGTGCATTCTATATTCTCGCCAAGTAGCTGCACAATATCGAATAGACATTTCAGAATTTCGCGTTAATTGAAAATCTAAATTTCGTTCAGAGTAAATATGTAAAAGTCCTTTTGGTTCGTTAGCTTCAAAAACATAACGCTCTGCTCCAGAGGTTGTTAAAAAGGCCGCGACCACTGTTCCATCCATTTGATAGTCTCCACCAATTTTTCTAACACGATCTCCAATTTTGAATTTCATGCTAAATCCTTTCTTCCAAAAGAAAAAGTTCTGGAGCTAACAACTCGGGTTTCCATCCTTCTTTCACCTCTCTTAAAGGTAAGAGAATTGACTTGCCTTTTATTGCTACCTGTTGCAATTTTCCTGCATGAAGAAGATTTCGTACAATGTCTTGAAGATCAGCGTAAGTGTTCAAATCTTGACTAACTTTTTTCCAGAGTTCTTTTATTCCCAAGGGTGTTTTGGTGTGTCGAATAATTTCAAGTATGTTATTAGAAACTTCAGCATGTTTTGCTTTACCGAATTCACCAAGAGCGCGGGCCATATTCTGTTCAGTATAATGTAACAACGTATTCGCAAAAAGGGCGTCGTAATTTGTAATTTCCAAAGAGTATCTAGATGCCGCAGAAATGGCTGCGAGTTTAATAACATGCGTAAATCTTCTCGTCGCATAGTGTTTGAATCTGAAATCATCGAGATCTTCAAATTCTCTATAGATTCGATGGAAAAGCTCTCGTGCTTCTCGATCCACATAAAACTCACCTTGCACCTCGGTTTTTATGTCTTTCAATTTTGAAGCCATCCATTCAATAGTTTCTTGTTCTATGGCTTTTGGAAATGTAATTTTGTGACCTGTAGGTTCTCCATAAACAAGAATAAATCTACTCATAAATCCCTGGCCAATAGCTTCAGGAGGAATGGAAAGTGCAATTCCTTGCGGTGTTGTAGCTGTAAGAAGATTAACTGTGGGTTGCGAAACATGAATACTTTTTCCGTGAAGTTTTGGGTGTTGATAATCATCAAGATTATCCCAAAGGTTAGTAAGTAAATCGACAAATGCAAAATTTCCTCGCCCAATAAAATCTCCAAATTCTGGGGCAGCAATAAAAAGTTCACTTGGACCTTCTACAGCTAGTTGTTCAAATTCTTCTCCATCAATAATAACCTTGTTTCCTGAATTAACTAATTCTGCAATGAACCGTTCTGGAGAAAGTCTATCTGGGGAGAATTTTGAATAACCACAGGAACGAAGAACTTTTTTAGCAGGAGTTATGGCAGTTCCTTTTCTAGTTCCAGGACTGCCAACTAACATAATGTAGAAATTTGGGTAGAGTTTAGTATGTCCGAATGGAAACCAGGCTTGACGCCCTAGAAGTGCAGCAATTATTGCAATTGATGCCCAACGATGATAAATTGGAGGAGATTCACTTTCACCAATGTAAGTAAAGTAGTCAGTAAAAAAGCTTGCGGTAAGAGCTTCATCCCTTAGCATCATACCATGAGTGCCCCATTTTGTAATCCACTGGAATCTTTAATGGCTCATCCCCGACCATCACAGTTGATTCCAGGCATTTACAAATAAGTGGCGCATAGTAATCTTTTTTCTCTTCTAACACTTGGCAAGGAGCTGAGTCATGGACTTGAGCTTTAAGTCGAACTTCTCCATTAGATGGAATAACTAATTCTTTATAGAGTTTGTACCAGCCTCGGTTAAGAATTGCAACACTTAAATTTTGAGGCTCATGAGCTACGGCGGATCTTAAAACGGCCGGCACATTTTCAATGTCTCCAAAAAAGTAACGAGTCCACCCAAGAACACTTACTAACTTTTTGGTTGCCATAATTTTGCGTTTGATAACTTTATACCATTCACGCACTTCTGGGAATGGTTTATGATAAGACTCAAGTAGAAATTTGGCAAATTGTTTAATATTTTGAAAATGAAGTTTTGTTTCATCATATTCGAGATTTGGACTTATGTGAGCTCCTAGAAGTTTAGTTCCTTCCATAATTTGAGGAATACCTATATTGTCAATGAATGTATCTTCTTGCATCATATAATTAGTTCCATGAACAATTCGTTTAAGAACAAGATTTCGAAGAGCTTTTGTAACCTGTTCATAAGGAATACCAAAGAAAAGGGTGCCTAATGAAGAATAGAAATCCTTTGTTTTATCCTCTAAAGCTTGTTGCATTGGTTTACATTTTGATAGTTTTGAAACACAACGAGCTTCTGATTTGTTATTGTCAGGTTCAAGAACAACATAACCTGCATCTGCAATGAGAAATTTCTTAGCTTCAGGAGGAATATTTTGAACTTGTGCACCATAACCAGTTTTCTTAATTTTATTTTTTTCGTCTCTGTATTTTAATCGCCAATTAGATTTTCGACTAGCCATACGTCCTGTGTCAGTTCCAAATGGATTAAGACTATAAAATAATCTTCCATTAAGAGGAACTGCATTGAAATATGTAGTGATAAGTTTTTCTTGTTCTCGATAATTCCAAATTTCTCGAATTATTCGCTCAAGTAAAGGATGTTGAAGTGCAACCTTCTTTAGAACTTTTTCATCTGTGGAGCGACTAACGTTTCCTTTGTAATCTTTTTGTGGTTTAGCTCCAATAATATCATAGATGAAGGTGGCAACTTGTTGAGAGGAACCTGGATTAAATGTAGCATCACAGGTCATAATTTGTAAATTTACAAGTGCTTTATCTCTTTCCTTCTCAACTTCAATTCGTTGTTCAGCTTTTGCTTGTTCATCTATTTTGAATCCTTCAAAAGCACAATATAAACTAGGAAAAACTAATCGGAACTGTTCTTGGTAGTTTCTAATCTGGTAAGTTTCTTGGTCAGCGCATTGATGAAGAAAGATACGTAAAGTATTCCAAGCATCTCGTGCATTATAAAGCCAAAACTTTTGCAGGTCATTTGTTTTCTTATCTTCTTTCCAATAATAATAGTCGTAAAGATATAGACTTGCAATGAAAGCTAGGTCTTTTGGAAGTTCAGACCATTTACAATAGTTTAATGCCATCGTATCTCCAATCCAATTTTCAACCCAACATTGGTGCCCAATAAGTAATTGAACATCGTAAAGTCCATTTTGAAAAACTTTAGGAACTGAATTTTCTACAATGGTTTTCATTGTGGAGTGTGCATGAATAAAATCTGTATCGGAAAGGAAGTGAGGAACTTCAAAATCCCAAAATGGGAGGAGATATGTTATTGTTTTTCCCATTGATAGTAATGCTGAAAAAGAAATGCAAGTGATTCGATTTAGATCATCAGTTTCTATGTCGATGGAGATTAGTTTCGAGGTACTTAAAAGGGCGGCCCCTTCTTCTCGATCCTTCTTTGTTTCCATCAACTTATATTTAAGTTGTAAAGGTTTACGTTTGACTTGAGAAAGTTTGGCCAAATCCTTTCTCATGACAAACTCTCCATATGGGAGAGATTTAAGATGAGTAAGAGGCGAGATTACAATGGTAGGAATTGAGAAATTTAATCTGGAGCCACGCCAGGTTGAGAGGCTTGGATTTTTTTCTTCTTCGCTTTTAACACAATTTGCCAATGTTTCTTCATTGCTGAGTAAAATTGCATCACATTGAGCTGCATTAGCGGCAATAAGGAGATTTCCAATTTCGTAAGTTTTTGATGTTGTTAATCCATAGTGCCCCTGTTCTTTAAGAAGGTTAGCTAGAAATGGGAGGAATTTTTTATTTTGAATATCATAATTAACTAGGATTTTCATCCTTGCCCATAACGCCAGTTTTAGGTTGATAAAGATCTTTCTCTCTAAGATAGTTTTTTAACTCCTCTTCATATGAATGGCGAATACGATTGTGGTGTTGGAATGCAAGTTCTTCAAAATTTAGATTCTCTTTTTCTTTCCCATCTAAAAGTTGTTGCATAAGTCCTGTATATCCAGCTAAGTCCACAAGATTATCTCTTTTGGATTGATTTAGTTGTCGACAAATTTTAACGGCAATCATAATCCAACAAATGTCCAATTCGGTTAAATCTTTTTTAAGAAAAATGGAGGCAAGTGTAGCCATTTTCTTAAAGCTCTCACTTACTTCTCCATAGTCTTTTCTTCTGTCCCCATTGATAAGCTCATGGGCTTCTTCAAGAATATTACGTTGCAACATTTTTGGTACGTTACTCATTTTGTACTCCATGAGAAAGGAAGAAAAAAGCCCAGATTTCTCCGGGCTTAGTAAGTCGAAAAACTTAATGATTATTCGGGCAGTTTTGCATCTTCCAGATCCTCATCTGTTGCTGCCCGAATAACCTGAATCTGAACATTCTCGAACTCCTGTCCAGCATCATTGGAACCCTTTTTGATTCGAGTCTTTCCAACGAAAGTGTAAGTATTCTGGCTAACCTCGGAAAGAGCTTCTGCAATGCTCAAACCTTTGATCAACTCAGTTCCAAGAATTCCCTTGATTTTGGTTTTCCAAATCTCAAGTCCCATTTGGTTGAATGTAAAGTTTTCACCAACCAAAGATCCGAGAGGAGGAACCAATTCATTTGGATCAGCGATTTGAATAACCTTGGCAATGGAATACGTATGGTTAATACGCTTCTTCTCACCTCCGGTTTTCTTGTCTTGAGTTTTGGTGATCTTCGCTGTCTTGGTTGCAAAAACATAAAGACCATCCGGTGGAATAACAAATTCAGGCAGATCATCAATCGCATCCAGACTCAGGTTCTCAACATCATCCAGATCCAGCAGACTTTCTTGCTCGCTCATGATCAAACTCCAAAAGAAAGGAAAGGGTTAAGCAGTTACATCTACGGCTTGCAAAACCTTAATGATGCCTTCGTTCTCCTCTTGTAAAAGTTTGAATGCAAGTCCAAAATCAGGCTTGTCTAACTTTTCCATTTTTAAGTTGGAACGTGAACCTGTTATGGCATTAAGTTTGAATCCAGTGCTTGATCCGGCTTCGTGTTTCTTAGCTCTCATTGAGGTTAAAATTACGTGGTCAAAATATTTGGCACATTTCATTGAGAAATTTTTAGTGCCAAGTAAAGGAAAATAACGATCTATGTTATCTTCTTCAACCACAAGAATATGAGTAAGAACCACAAAATTAGTGCCTCCTTGCTGGATGATTGTCATAAAATCTGACAGAACACGAATTTGTGGTCCATACTCATCCCAACCTGGTTTGAAATCTAGAGGCTTTCCTGCACAATAAAAATTCAAAACAGAATCACCAAGTTGAGAGCCTGAATCTATAACAACAGCATCATGTTGTCCTAAGGCGCCCAGTTCAAATTCATGTTTTCCTTCTTTGCAAACAGCACAGTCAGCTTTTCCATGCTCATTGCAAATAGTAAATTTCTTTTTTGAACTAAGAACTTTCATGATAGTTTCGAAAGCTCTTGGCACTAATGGAGAATCTGGAATACGATAGATTTCAAATTTATCTGCTTCTTCTGCAGAAAGAAATCCAAGTTTATACATTGTCAGAATGGTGTCACTTCCCTTTTCAAGATCAAACCAAAAAATCCGATGGATCCATGGAAGTTTTGCCATTGTTGCAGCAAGAGCAGTTTTTCCTGACTTAGGATCTCCATAAATAAGAATGGTTTGTCCGGGAGGTTTTTCTTTAATTGCTTTTGCAAGTTCGACAAGTTTCATGTTAGCTCCTTGAGGTACAACGTAAGACTTCAGAAGTTTCCTAAAGTCTTACATTGGGCTTTAGTTAAGAAAAGGAATCGAGAATAAGTTGATTGTCCAAAACGCGATCAATGTTGGGAGGTTGCCATCCTTCTGGTTTAAGAACCTTTCCATCTTCACGATAAAAGAGTTCATAGTCTCCTTCTTCGTTAAGAATTCCTTTGGTCATGTTAGCTGCATGAACTTCATTGAAAGCAGATTCTAAAGGAATTCCAAGAGTATTACAAAATCCACAAAGAACATAGAGCAGATCTGCACACTCTCTTGTGAGAGCAACAACTGCATTACGTCGCTCATCCTCATAGGAAGAATTGATACAAACTTCCAAACTTTCAGAAAGTTCTGTAGCTTCTTCGATGATAAGTTTTTGATAAAGAATGGCTGAATGTGGAATTTTTGTTTGTGGATCGAGAACTTGCCTCAATGGAAAAACTTCCTGTTCGGCAAGCATAATGAATTGCATTTGTTTCTCTTGTGGGCTCATTTTTCTACTCCTTTACAAAGTTGTTGCTCAAGTTTCTTGATGTCAAGATAAAAGACATGCGCCCCTGCGGCAGTTGGATGTCCTCCACCTCCCATAGATTCTGCGAGTTGTTTAGCTTGGCCATTAGTACTTCGAAAGGCAAGTTTAATACGATCTGACAAGACTTCAAAAAGACAAACAACAAAACAATTTTTCTCTTGGATAAGTTCATGTCCTACGTCAGAAGAGAATTGAGCAGGACAATTAACCATTACCAACTCTGGAATAGGTTGCCAAGCATAGCGTTTGATGTTTTCTTTTACTTGGATTTCAAACTTAGCAATGGCTTTTCCCATATCAAGAAAGCGACTTAACTTAAATTGAGGATGAAGAAGTCGTTCGAAATTTTCAATCGTTCGAGGTTCTGTGCTAATTGCAAGATGTAAGGCTTTAGATTCTTCTGGCCATTGCCATTTCCAAAGATCTCTATCTTCAATCCAATTAACAGCATAAGGGCGTGTTTGATCTGGATAGAGATAATCCCAAACAATTCCAGCTCCTGAGCGTTTTGGATCAAAAATCATCATGAAGTTGTCTGGCCGAGATTCCATGAACCAATTGTTAACTTCTTGGCGCATAGTATCGTCATGATGATCCATGACAATAGTTTGTTTGAAATTTGGAACAAGCTGTTTAAGTTTTTCCAATGGTAAAGAAATATCAACAAAGTAAAGACACATTTTGTCTGGAAATAAAAAATTGTTCAAGGTATTAAAAATTCTTGTTTGTGAATCTACTGTATATCCAAGTGGATGAACATAAGGATAGATTTCTTGGTTTTCAAAATGAGTCTTTAGAATTGCAGCTGACATAAGTCCGTCATTGCAATTTTCATGATAAACAATAACGATGTTGTTCATATTTTCCATTTCTTATCTCCATTTAGTTGAAAAACTTCAATTCCACGAAAAACGTCAGAGTTAATAAAGCGAGGAACAGGAACTCCATATTCGATACTAACCCCAAACTTTTTAACTTCAAATCCCTTAAGTTCAATAGGACCTATTTTCTTTCGTTCAACTTTAGAAATTTCTTCGATTTTAGAATTTTCATCCATATTAAACTCTCCTCAAATGGTTAGCAATGATATCCTCTAACTTGAAAGTAAAGTCAAAGGAATCATTATTGGGTTGGCGTTCAGCTGGCATATCAGCTCCCTGTAAAGTACAGGTTCCATAATGGGCGCAAACCTTATTATACGCCATACATTTAGAACCACGTCTTGGATAAACTCCAAGTGTTTCACACTTTCGGATTCTTTCTACATCTAATCCAATGGAAAGAAATGCTTGAAGTCGATCAATGAGAGTTTTTTGGAATGTGAAAACATGAAAAGCGATTGTGCCCTTAACATCTTGCATCACTGGATAAACAATTGCATAACTTGTAAGTTCTTCTCCCGCGATTTGATCAAGTACCGCAGAATAGACGATTGCCTGATTGGAATTTTTATAAAGGGGCGCCACATCTTTTACCGTAATTGAAGTTGTTTTTTCTTCAAAGACAGCATAAATTCCTGAGATTTTATTTCGAACGACTAAATCGACAAATCCAATGTAAATAAAATCGTCCTCAATTAGCAACTTGAAACTTAACTCAATGGCCGGTTTTCCATTAAAAATAGCTACTTCCCACTCAAGTCTCAGAAGGTCAAGTTGATCCTTGATTTTTTCAAAAATACCAAGTGTGGTAGCTAGGGTTATTCCTTTTGTAGAATCTTCTACTTCAGGTTCGTAAGCTAGCCAAGCATGATAAAGTGCTTGATCTTCTGATCCAGTGAGCATGTAATGTTGCACCATAGCTCCATAAGAATGTCCTCTTGAAAAGTGAGGCGCAGTTTCTCTTAAATTAGAATTCATCAATAGCTTTGTGAGTTGGTATTTACGTTCACAAGTGTTGAACAATTCTAAACTAGAGTGACTTATTTGGAGAGGTGGATTAAAGAGGCCGGCCATTGCTATCGTAACCTTTTTGATTTTCAATTACAGGATGTGTAATGCCAAGTTTTTTAGCTTGAGTAAATGCGTCAAGACTATCTTTGGCATGCACAATTGCAATTTGTCGAAGTTCTCCAAAATATTCGTTATAAGCTGTGCCATCCCGATTTACAATTCGCTTGGCCTTCGGTAACTCTTGTTGAAAAACCAAATATTTATGAGTTCTAAACATCATCATCCTCCAATTCTGCAAAATTGATTTCTGAAAGTTTCTTCACTTTCCCCATAACTTCTTTTGCCGCTTTGACAGCTTTTTTCGAGTCTGCTTTTTCAAGTTCTGGTCCAATCATTCGTTTGAGATGTTTTACCATCTCACCGATATCTTCTGGACCAAGTAAAGCACAAGCACTAGGATTTGCAAGTAGAGCTTTTTTCAAATCTCGCATTGCAAATCTAAGATCTTCCCCTTCGCTTGTCGTAGAAAGAGTTTTGATTTTTTCTTGAAGCTGTTCGGTTGTTAGTTCAATTGGTTCGATTGAAACAACCAAATCAGGGTCAAGAATCAAATCATTTTCGTCAATGTCACTCATCGTCTTTTATCCCAATCAAAGTCCAGACGTAGAAGATTACAAGAGCTATGGAAGTTCCAAGCATTCCGTACAAGATACAAGTCATGGTGTTTCTCCTTTCAAAGAATGGTGCCTCGAATCGGACTCGAACCGATACGCTGAAAAGCGAGGGATTTTAAGTCCCTTGTGTCTACCAATTCCACCATCGAGGCTATACATCATCGGGAACAAATCGTTCATAAACTAAGATCTTTTCTTTATCTACTAAGACACAATGAAAGTAGATAAGGGAAAGGTCTTCTGGATATGGAGTTATATGAAATTCTAACTCTTGTGGGATTGGTTCAATTCCTGATTGGCGAAGTTTTGAGTTTTGATTTGCTTTTCGTTTAATAAGTCCTCGTTTTGTACGATCTTCATCATTTTTGTCAATTAAAAGAATAAGCTCTCCAGATTCTTGGAGAGCTTTCCAAAGATCATTTAGTGACAGTTCTTCTTCAGCCATGTTGCTACCTGCTCTTGTTCGGAAAAAGTAAGAGTCGAGATTAGCATTCCAATAAGAACACAAAAGGTTCCAATGTCTCCTTCGAAAGTGTGGAGTGAGAGAAAAGAAGATTGAGCAAAATCTATTGAGGGTTGTCGGTCTTTAGGGAGAATGTAAGGGTATTTTTCTTCTAACCAATGTCTTAATTGGAGGTAGTTGTAGAAGGCCAGCTCCCCGTTCAAAACTTTTATTGCCAAGGCTCCTCCAATTGAAAGATTTAACATGGCTGTCCTTTTGGTTGAACGTCTTTTATCATCATTTGATTGCAAAACAAAAGAACTTGAGGAAGTTGAATCATTTTTATGTCCGAATGGACAATTATGATATTTGTGTGTCCAAATGCCTCCGTAAGAATGTTGCAATTTACTTGTTCAGGATGAGAATTTAATTCAAACCAAACAAGTTCGTGTGTAAAAGGGTGCATGGTAAGTGTGATTTGGTGAAGAATTTTTCCCTTAGAAGAACATAGTTCTAAAAATTCATTCTTAGTCATGAGTTTTCCTTTCAAAATTTCCCATTATAGGGTATCACTTCTTCGATTTTGAGTCAAGTTCTATATTAAGGTTAAGTTTTGAATAGGTAAATTTTCTTTTCGAAATCGTTAATTGGATATAAATACATTGCATAAGCTGGTTTTCCTGTTTCATCTGGAACGACATAACTAGATAATGTATATCCATAACGTTGTAATAATTCTCGTTCTTGTTTTTCAAAAATAGAATCATGCTGATGTTTAATTCCTACAATATGATGGGCTAATTCGTGTAAAAGATAATGAAGTGAAACTTCAAATTCTTTACGTTGAAGTGTCCAACCAGGAATGTAAATTCTACGTGTTCCATCTGAGAATCTTTTTGCAATGCCATTATCATAATCTGGACGAAAAATAAGATTAAGAGTTAAAGGAAGTTCAAACTCTTTCTTTAACTCAGAATGGATTTTCATAAGTTCTGCACAACGCTTGGCGATGTTAATCATTTTTTTTCTTTCTCCATAGTTTGTTTTGTTTGGGTAATATTCAAAAGAAACTCCAATTCAATATAATCTGGGTTAGAAAAAGAAAGTGCGCTCATTGCTCCAATGAGAAAAAAACAAGTTGCATGTAAGTCTTTGAGTTTCCAAACAGCAATAATGCTTTTTTCGAGTGTAAGACTGTTCATTATGGGCGTCCTTTTGGTTGGTTACGAAGAATGGATCGAAACTCTTGTACGGCTTTTGTTGCTTGGATAAGTGCTATGGAGGCTCGTTTATAATCTTCACTCCCTAACTCCATTTTTGTTAGTTCGAAAGAATAAAGTTGCAAAAGATTTGAATGGATGCCGGCCAATTTATAAATTGCCCAGTTACGAACTCTGGCAATTTTTCTGGCTGGAGTATCAACATATATAGCTTTTTTTGGTTTCATGGTTGTTCTCCTAAGGAATGAGAGGAATTGGAACTTCGAGACTTATCTTAGAGTTAAACCATTCGATTTTCTCCAAGGTAGTATTTCCTTTAACTCGTTGAGTTTTAAGAGCCTTGGTCAAGTAATTTGTTTGGTCGTTGATAATTACCTCCTTGCTTGCTCTTGTGAGGGCTGTATAAATAAGCTCTCTGGAAAGAAGTGTAGCTTGGTTTTTGTGGATCATTATATATACGCGCGCCCATTCTCGTCCTTGAGCTTTATGGACAGTCAATGCGTATCCAAGACTGAAAATTTGTTGATTAAAATCACCTACTTGAGATAGAGTAATCTCTTCTCCATCTTCAAGTTCAACGACAACAATGTGAGAAGCTTCATTTTTCTTTTCTTTATCTGAAACGTCTTCCACATTAACGTTTTGGTAAGAAAGTTCGAAATCTTCTTCATCTCCTTCTAAATCTTTATCGTTGATTGGTGCACCCCTTGGAATATATTGTCCATGGCGGGTAAGATTATAACTTGGACCTCTTGGAATCTTTCCGAAATAACGTCCATTGTGACGAATGGATTTAATCACACCATCCATTTTATGAACAAGAACTTTATCTCCAATAGCAAGATACCAGCGATTCATTCCAGCAAAAATTTCATAGACCTCTGCTTTTCGTTTATCACCTATGAATTGGGCAATGTGTTTGTTTAGATTGATTGTACCTAACTCATTTTTATTGAAGGGCGAAAGAATTATGTTGGTGTCTGGATCGTAAATGCCTTGTTTCCACTCTTTTTCAAGAGAATTTATAAATCCTAAACAAATCTTGTGTTCAGTTAAAAGTTTTCCTCCAGAGGGAGTTTGGATGAGTTTTACTTCAGTGGCGTCAGATTCAAGTGTTTCCCCTCTTAAAACTCGATGTGCATTGTAAATGATCCGAGAGTCAAGAGCTTGCCGATAAACATCTGTCAGTTCTACGACTGGTAAGTTAATGAGAGCATGGTTGAGAACAGATGGTCCAAAGATTGGTTGGAGCTGGTTAATATCTCCAACGAAAATAATTTGGCATCCAGGAAGTAAAGCATCAAAAAGTTTCATCCAAATTCCATTCGCATCTACCATTGATGCTTCTTCAATAATAAGATGAGTAAGATGCAAAGGATTTGAAGCATTGCGCCGAGGAATAAATCTCATCGTGTTACGCAATTCCCCAGTTTTTGGATCTTCCACAGTGTAAAATTCTGGTTCAAATTCCAAAAGTTTATGGATTGTTAGCACATTGTTTTGAAGTTTTGCATGTAAATGTGGATCTTTGAAGATTGCTTTTCTTATATTTCCACAAGCTACATGGGTAAATGCACAGAATGCAATGGATGGTCCTGGGCCTGACTTAAAGTCGTGGGTGCCCAGTTTGTTACTTTCTACTAATGTTCTAGCAATTTCTCTAAGTGCTGTAGTTTTTCCTGTTCCTGCTGCTCCAGTAAGAACAAAACTTTTTCTATTCTCGGCATATTCTGCTGCCATCATTTGTTTTTCATTAAGTTTGATGGTCAAAGAAAAACTAACTTGAGGTAATGGATCAGGAATGTATAGAGCTTTTTCTTGTTCTTCAACAGAAAGTTGGAAATGGATATGCTCTAAAGGTAGGAAATTGGAGGATTGCGCCGCAACTCCAATCTTTGCTAACAGCTCCATCATCGTTGTTTTCTTAGCCATGATTTTTCTCTTTCCTGTAAAGTCTGGCGACAGCTATTGCATCACCATTTTCATATACTTGAAATGAAATAATGCACAATTGTTCTCCGTTTCTCCACAGGAAATCTTTTGTGACAGGTTCAATATATAAATCAAAAATGCTACCATCGTCAACCATTAACTCTAGATCATCATGAGCAATGGTATACGTATCTAAAAAACTTTTTACTAGCCCTGGCTTTTTGTGTCCATTCGCTAGATAAATTGAAAATGTAGGTTTTGTCTTAGTCATTTCCTTTGTCCTTTTTCTTTCCGAAGTTGAGCAAACTTGTAGGAATTTCAAATTTCCTTCCTTGATTTTCGTCGAAATCTTGGGAAAAAGAGCCTGCATCTTCTGTTTTAATTTCTTGTTTTAAGGAAGATAGAGATTGAATAAGAATTTCACCTTTCAAAGTGATTGGGAGTTTATCCTCAATCTCTTTTATGAGAGTGAGTTTTCTTTCAGTAGGTAATGCTTGCCATATAGGTAAATTGGCTTTCAACTTTAGAAGAAAAAGTCGAATCTCACCAGATGAATTTTCCTCAAGCATTTCTCCAATAATCTTACGAGCCATATGCAATTTTGTTGCATTGGACTCTGTTTTTATGATTCGTCCGTGAATAGGTGTAGGATTATCTCTTTTATGTGTGTTTCCTACACTTTCATCTTCACCCTTAAGAATGGAAAGATACCGAAGGAGTTGCTTGTCCAAATAGAAATCTGTGGTGAGATTAAATTTCGGCATCCCAATTCCAGATTTCAAAGAGAAAAAGGCTTTTACCAACTTAGCAAGAATTTCTTTCTCACTCTCATTTGTCAATTTTTCATTGACAAAACGAATGTCGGTTTTAACATCACCAAAAAGTTTGTGATGTTTGAAAGCAACAATCAAAAGTCCTGCAAGGATTTGAGACTCAAGACTTTCTAACTTAATTCCCATCTCTTGATATTTTTGAACAAAGGCTTTTGCATTATCCCACAGAGCAAGAGGATGAATAAGTTGGAAATGAAACTTGACGGGAACTTGTAAATCCACAGCGAATTTAATTCCAGTCTCGTGGCAAATACATCCTGCCATAGAATTTAATTCGATTTTTCTTAACTCAATTTCTGGTTCTGGTTTTGCCAATTGTTCAGTAACTTCTACAAAAGAACATTGTTGGCGGAGTTGAGATAAAATGTGTGGCGTCAAGCTTTTTCTTACCTGAGAATAAAGCTGAGTTTCTTCTTTGAAAATCCATGAAACATGAAACTCTTTCAAAGAAGCTGAGCCCAGATTTGGCTCAGATTTTAGAGTTTTTTGAGTCAAAAAGTTTTGATGATTTATTTTTGGATTGGTTTTCTGACATATTGGTTGGTATGGATGGATGGGTTTCCATTCATACCAATCGAACAGTTTTCTAGCTAACCTGTTAAGGTAAAGCTGATATTGAGGAATTTTGTTTGGTGGAAACCATAAGGAATGAAGCTCCGGTTCGCCTTTAAGACGATAGGTTAGCTTCATTCCTTCAGAAATGTTTGGATCTTGAAACGTTGCGAGATTGCAAAACCATTGTGGTTGTTTTTTCATTTTCCTTTTCCTTTTTCCAATTGAGCAAGATTGCTCAGATATCTCACAAAAGATAAACTTTAGCTCTTATGAGATATTGGAGTTTCCTGCTATGTTCCTTTTTGTTCCTTTTCGTTTATTAGCTTGTTATGAAGTTGATAAAACCCACTAATGGATTCATCATAAGCTTTTTTCAGCTTCATTCGTTCTGCCAAAAGCTTTTGCAGGGTTTCAAGTTGGGAGATGGGCCATACTGAAAATGAATGATACAGTTCTTTCCCAACTTTGATGTATTGTCCATTTTTTGTAAATCCTTCCACTTTTCCTGTTATTGTGGGGAAGGAATCAAGATCAGTAAGAACTACAACAGTTTCATTCAAAGATACACGATGTGCCATGATCATTTTCCTTTTAAGAAATAACATTGGTTCTTAACCCAATACTTTACAAGTAAATTATCTTATAAAGTATTAAAGTTTTCTGTCTTTTCTCCATGCGATGTTTTCTGGGAACTGCGCCCTGGCACGATTCTTGCTTAGAAACAAAATCTGTGCCAAGGCATAGCGTATCACACTTCCTCGTCAGGGGCTAGCTGGAATCCCATTGCATTAAGTTCTTCTTCACTTAATTGTTTAATTGGAAATTCATTTATGGTTTCTGGTTCTTCATTTTCAATGTTTTGACTATGAATGTTTTTATCATTTAGGTTGATCCATCCATTACAAAAATATACTTGTATGGGTTTTATTGTTGGATCCTCTTTTGTATGACTGGTTTCAGAGTTTGGAAACCAACGCTCTTTCCCTATTCCAAAATAGAAAATCTCAAATGTTTTTCCTTTGAAAAACTTAAAAAGTTCTTCTTTGTCTAATGTTCCAAGCTTTCCATGAATTGGGTCATCAAATATATAAAGTTTATGCTCTTCAAAATGGAGATTAAATAATTCTGGATTTGTAAGAATAAGTTGTCGTGCTCTTTTATGATGTCGTAAAAATGTTTCTCCATAGTAACGATATTTTGTTTCTTTATCTTTGTGAGTAATACAACATGTAGGGTATTGTAGGATATTTCGCCATTCGTATATCTGTTTCATAAGATAATCTCCAGGGGTGAGGGGGATTACGGGTCGTACAGTCTCATTGTACGGTGTCCCGGTCCCTGGGGTCCAGTTCAAGTCCCAGTGCAGTATATTCTTTTCCCTTTCTCTTTATATATTATATTTGTTCTGGATTGCATTGTGATGCAGTAACCAAGTCCCCAATTGATTTGTCTAAATATCCTCAATGTATGTTTTTTAGGGGTTTGAAAATTTTTCCTGAAAAAAAAATTCATTTTTTGAACCCTTAAAAAGGATAAATCAGGATAGATTATAACTAGTGGGTTAGATTAAAACTGAGTGGCTGGACTTCAGGAGGATCTTGGGACCGACACCCCATACAATGTGACTCTATGATCCGGGGAGGGGGGTACCTCTCGATTTAATCTAATCTAATTTGTTTCTTCATATATGATAAACTTGTAGCTTAAACCTAAATCCGGTCGCGTTTTTTGAGTTTGTTAGTTTCTTCATAGATAGTTCCTGGGAAGGGGAGCGAAAAAAAAAGATGAAAAAAAGCTTGCAATTGTGGATTTTGTGTGATATACTATGCGTGCAGTTTCGAAGTTCAACCACATGAGAAAGGATAGAATCATGGAAAAGTTCAATCTGGAAGCTTTGAACAGCATTTCGTATGAAATTCTCCAGAAATTCGTAAGAGAAATCGTTGTAGGCGATTCGTTTGCTGGGGGGTACTGGTATTCGGGCTTTTCAGGGAGTGCATTGCTCCCTGATGGGAAAATTGTAGTACTGGAAGTTTCTCGCCATTTTGTGCATTCGTGGGATCATCACAGCGAAACAACCGCTGCAACCCAGGAATGGGTCAATAACTTGCCCATTGGAAGTGAATTGTTTTTCTATAACAGTTCCGCTAGTGGAATCACTCAAGAGCATTTCATTCGACACCCTCTTGGGTGGATTTTGCTTGATGCACAGTTTTCTGATCGACAGAATCCCGAAATGGATTATGTTGATGGGCTATTGAATAATTAGCTCGCCCCAGGCCGGAGCGGTAGAATCGTAGTTCCTGTCCAAGCTTGCCAGCCCCGAGCGTGGACAGTCAAACCATAGGGGCTTCGGAGATCAAATATGAACGCGAACGCGAACGTCAATCTGACCGAGACTTCCATGCTGGGCATGGAGGAAACTTTCGTATTGCATGCTCCCCTTGAATTGGGGAAGAGAATAAAGGATGCGAGCGGTGAAACTTCCACCGTAGTGCTGGGAACGGTAGAAGTTTTCTATCCCACGTTGGAAGACTTCGGGATCGTTGCCCAACATGATGTTGGAGCGGAGGCAAAGCGGAAACCGTCCGAGGTGTATCCGATTTATTCAGACGAGAGGCTTCAATGGCTGTATTCGGCCGTTGTTGCCAAGGTGGAAGCTTTTGCGCGGTCAAAAACCGCAGATGGGAAACTCAAGTCGGGAATGTCTATCCCGACGACATTTGCTGAGCTAACAGAAGTTGGCCAGCGGGGCGGGGAGTACTTGAAGATCAAGAGCGAAGCCATTAAGAGCTTTGCTGGCTTCTTGGAAGGGCTTGGGAAGAAGAAGGGCTTGGTTGAGCTTTATTCCTCCTTGTTTGCCCAGCCTGAAGGCTTGAAAGGCGTGGAGAAGAAATACTTCACAGCCTTTGTCTCGTACTTGGGAGACTGGGCGAAAGCTCAATCTGAAGAATTGCAAGCCAGATATGTAAAGGTCGTAGAAAAGGTGACTGATGCGATCCAAGCGAAGGCTGAAATGGGGGAAGAAGTCTGAGCTTCCTCGGCTTTCGTTCAAACCTGCCCAATATTTCGGGCAGGTTTTTTTTCGTCTAGAATCAATGACTTAGGATCCCCCCGTATGGGTTTTTTTTGTTTTCTGCTGGCCTGGATCTTTCAATTACGACCTAAAAAAATTTCCGAACTAAACTCAAATCCCTCACATCCAAAATAAAACCTTAAAAAAATCTCAATTCCTCGATGCCACGATTCCCCTTGTAAACACCCCGGCGCTCCCATATAATCTCACCCATCAAGACGGAGGCCCCAATGTTAGACCATTCTCAAATAGCAACATACCTCGCACAAGGATTCAAACCTGAGAAAGTTTGTTTAATGGTTGGATGCCAGCCCTCCACACTCTCCGAACTTATTAAAACTCCAAAATTCCAAGAACTTTATCAACCACTCCGTACAAAATTCTCTTCTGACCGTATAGATAAAAAATATGAAGATATTGAAGAGAAAGTTCTCAAACAACTTGAAGAAGAGATTCATGTTTCAGAAGTTCCGCAACTCGTAAAAATTCTGGATGCTGTAAACAACTATCGTAAAACTAAACTGCCTCAAATTCAAACTGGGATGACAAACCAAGGAATTATCAATGTAACTCAACAAGTAACTCTTACTCTCCCAGAACATGCCAAATCAAATCTCACACTCAATGAACAAGGAGAAATTATAGCTTTCGGCGATCGTTCTCTTGTTCCATTACCTTCTCAAAAAGTTATTGAAATCTTTAACGAAATGAATGAAGGAGCTACAACATGACTGCCACACAAAAACAGTTGCAAAAAGCTGCTGAAGCATTGGCAAAACTTTTTCAACTTCCGAAACCAATCTAAGGAGAACGAGATGCAAGATTGGCAAGAACGAGTAATTAACGAGAAGGTAGAATTAAATACAAAACTTGTCAAACTTCAAGAGTTCCTTTGTTCAGTGCAGTTCCAAATCCTCAAGCTGCTTAAAACTCAATATTTCTACATGAGTGGTTATTCAGAGATTTTAGATGAACGCATTGCAAGATTTGAGGCTTAAAATGCAAGAACTCGATTTCGGCCAAGCCCTTCATTACCTTCGTCAAGGATTTAAGCTTCAGCGTGCCGGCTGGAACGGTACAGATATGTTTATTTTCCTAGTTTCAGGATCTAGATTTCAAGTCTCACGCGCCCCATTAAACACCATCTACTCAGAAGGTACTTGGATAGATTATCACCCTCACATTGATCTACGAACTGCAACAGGGGAAATTGTACCTTGGGTAGCCCCCCAATCAGATCTTTTAGCTAACGATTGGCAACTAGTGATATAAATGAAACACACATACAAAATTACTTATCTTATGCAAGGAGTTCCTCAATATCGCACAGTTCTCGCTCTTAACATTCATGATGCCTTAGATAAATTCGTACATGAAACTGGAACTATCTATTTCATATATTCAGTCGAATTAATTGTTCCAAATGCAGGAAGCATTATATGAAACTTATAGAAAAACAACAACTTTTTACAAAACTAGTCGCTCAACTTATAATCCAAGCCAATTCTTTAGGTTATGAACTAACACTTGGAGACGCATATCGAGATCCTCGACTTCACGGAGAATTTGGAAATAAACTAGGTTATGGAAAAGCTAAGTCCCTTCATAAACTTCGTCTTGCAATTGATCTTAATCTTTTTCGAAATGGAAAATATCTTACACAAACTTCCAGCCATCTCATTTTAGGAGAATGGTGGGAAGCTCAACATTCATTATGTCGTTGGGGCGGACGTTTCAAAGTTCCAGATGGAAATCATTATAGTTTAACTCATGAAAATAGCGCATAAATGCCAGTAACCTACTCTCTAAATCCTAAAATTCCAGAGAAAGAACGAATTGCTTTAGGCAAACTTCTTGAAATTTTCTATTTTAACTTCCCTCAATATGTAAATCATTCAAATACAAGTCTTAATTTCCAACCAACTATGCGCCCAGACTTAAAAGGCACCTTCAATTCAAACATTGGAAAGTTAACAATTTTTCAAGATTCTACAAAAACTCAAGAAGATCTTTTAACTACAACACTCCATGAACTTGTACATGTAGATCAATTTCAAGAAAAACAAAAAATTGGCGAAGCTGCACAGTTAAAAAAGCTCTACCCCGGCCCCGCCATTCTAAACTTACTAAAAAAAGCAAAAACTGAAACTTACCTACCCTCTATGTCAAATGAATCCGCCTCAGAATTTCTAGTTTCTGCTATTTCAGACAAAGATATTCGGACGGTCGGTCTTAAATCTCGCTATGCTTCGCAAATTGACTACTTAAAAAGGGCCACGCCCGAACTTGAATCCAATTTAGTTAAAACTAAATGAATGCCCCGACCCCGGCCGCACTCGAATTAACAGCTCCAATTTCAGAAGTCTATCAACGAGGTTATTCTGACATAAACTTTTTCTCAGCTATTGTTCTTGGTGATGTTATGGAGTATCCTTTTCCAGAATTCTATGTTAATATTCATCTCATGTTACTCAAGGCTCTCATAGATCGTAACAATTCTGCAATTCGAAAAATTCTCCGTATCGCAATTGGACTTCCACGAGGATTTGCTAAAACTACTTTTATGAAAGTTCTCGCAGTTTGGCTTTTAGCTTATGATTTCTCTACTTTTATCCTAATTACTTGTGCTACAGAACCTCTTGCAGAAAACTTTCTTGCTGACTTAGATGATATGCTTTCAGATGAACAATTTCAAGCAATTTATGGTCGTTGGACAGCTAATAAAGGAATTGATAATCAACAAAAGAAGACTTGCATGTTTCGTAACCGTCCAGTTTTACTTGTCGCAATTGGAGCTGGAACGTCTGTTCGGGGCCTTAACTTAAAACATCGACGCCCAGATACATTACTCTGCGATGATATGCAAACAGAAGCTAATGATCGTTCAGAAACTGATCGTGAACGTCTTTTCGATTGGTTTATTGGAACGCTTCTCAAACTTGTAACGCCTTCTCATTCTCTCGCTTTCTATCTTGGTAACATGTATAGTGATGTATGTATTCTTTACAAACTCAAACTCAATCCGTACTGGATTTCTCTTATCACCGGTTGTATTCTTTCTGATAAAAAATCTCTTTGGGAAGAAGTTCATCCAATTGAAGCCTTGCGCGAGTCATTTAATCATGACCAATCATTAAATCGAGCGGCCATTTGGTTAGCTGAAATGATGAATGATCCAATTTCAGCTCGTGTTGCACTTCTTCCTGATGGTTTAATTCCAGAATGTGAATTTGACGAAGAGCATATGGTTCCTGACTTTGGATTTCTTACAATTGACCCAGCAGGATTTAAGCTTGCCTCTGATGACAATGTTGTAATAGCTCACTATATTTTAGATTCTAAACCTGTAGTCGTAGAAGTTTCCGCAGATAAATTTAATCCAGAACAACTTATTCTTGAGGCATTTCGTATGTGTATGCTTCATAACATTCATGTTATAGGAGTTGAATCTGTAGCTTATCAGTCTACACTTCTCTTCTGGTTTAATAAATACATTCCAGTTTATAACATGCATCACATTCAAGTAGTAGAACTTTCTCCTCGTGGCCGTCAAAAAGAGCAAAGAATTCGGACGTGGATTTCAACTGTTCTTTCTGGCAGCTATCAAGTATTTGGCAATGCACGTCAAAAAATTGTCTGGCAAGCCGCACAATATAAGATTGGCAAAAAAGACAATAGAGATGACATTTTGGACGGTTGTGCATATGGACAAGACATGATAAATGAGTATTGGGATATAATAACGTCTGTTCAACTAAAAAACGTCCGAACAATAGATGCTCATGTAGTTTCCAATAATACTCCCTTCTAATAAGGAGCAACCGAAGGTGGCAAATCCATTACGCTTGCATCAAAATGCACAAAAGAGTTTAGTTGCTTATGTTGATTCTTGTTGTAAAACTATTCCTAAATTTCAAGAATTCAGAACTAAAATGGAAATTATTGATGCTGCCTACACTCGGTATAACATGGCACCTCTTACTGATGGAGTTGATAATTATGCATATGCAGATACCCAATGTGGAGCTACTGACCAGGAGATTTCAGTTCCAATTGTTGTATCTGAAGTAGATAGCTTTGTTGGATACTTAGCTGATGTCTATCTTTCTGGATATCCAATGTTTCCTGTTGTGACAACTCCTGCACTTCGCGCCCAAGCAGAAAAACTAGAAGCAATTATAGATGAAGATTCTATCCTTTCAGGTTATGCTAGACATTTCTTAATGGCATTTCGCGATGGAATTAAATACAATCTTTATGGATTAGAACATGATTGGGCTCCAATTGATCAATATTCTCTTGCTACAACATTAACAACTCCAACTGCGCGCCCCGACATAAAACCAGCCGGACGTTATGTGAATAAACTTACCAGGCTCGACCCTTATAATCTGATCTGGGATCAAACAGTTGCTCCAGCTTTCGTTCCTTATTGTGGAGAATTTGCAGGTTACATTGAAATGGTTTCTCGAATTGAACATAAACGTAGACTTTTGCGTTATGAAAGAGAGGGAGGTTATAATTTAGTTACTGCAATGACTAATCCTTCTGTAGTTAATGCCATTGGTACTGGAATGAATTGGTACAATGAACCTCCTCAAATCTCTGACCTTCTTAGTAGTCCTTCTATTCGAAATGCTGGAACAGATTGGGAAAACTGGCTTAATTCGAAAAAAGATCGTAAGCATAGAGGAGACTACTCAAAACTTTACGAATATGCAACTATTTATGCTCGAATCATTCCTCAAGAACACGATATGAAAGTTCCTCAAGATGGAACACCTCAGATTTGGAAACTCATCGTTGTAAATGGGCGCACCCTTGTTTATGCCAAGCGAATTATCACTGCCTATGACCAACTTCCATTACATATTGGACAACCTCTTGAAGATGGATTTGCACTTCAAACTAAATCTCCAGCAGAAAATGTAATTGACTACCAAGATGCGGCTTCAACACTATTTTCGATTCGATTTAATGCTGCTCGTCGAGCTGTAGTTGATAGAGCAGTTTATGATCCTATGAGTATTAATTCGAGTGATATTAATTCTCCCGCCCCCGCAGCTAAGATCCCTCTTAAACAAAATGCATTACTTGGAGGTAAGACTATTGATTCAGTTTATAAACAAATTCCTTTTGACCCAAGAGGAACTGAATTAGCAATTCAAGATGTTGGTACTGTTTGGGAATTCGCTGATCGTTCTATCGGATTAAATCGAATGCAGCGAGGCGAATTCCAAAAAGGTAACAAGAATGTTTTTGAAGTTCAACGGACTCTCGATAGCTCAGATAATAGACTTAGACTTCCTGCACTTACCATTGAATTTCAGACAATGATTCCTCTCAAAGAGAATATTAAACTTAACATTCTTCAACATGGACAAACTGGAATTTATCAATCTATGAAATCTGGGGAGCCTTATGAACTTACATCTCAAGATTTTCAAGCTCTTATTTCTGCAAATCTTAAATTTAAGATTGCCGATGGCTATACTCCAAAATCGAAATTGGCTTCCACTGATTTCTTAGTAAATGGAATGACTTTACTTGGAAATTCTCCTATTCTGCAACAAGCTTGGGGAGCCGCGCTTCCTAATATGTTTGCACATTTAATGCAGTTAGGTGGAGTACAAGGTTTAGACGAATATTTACCTGAAACTAAACCTACGGAGGAGATTCCTGGTGCAGCTCCAGTTTAGTCACCCCAATTTTTTTCGTAATCTTCCTGAACTAACTCAAACTGAAACTGATATTGTAAATCAGTCGCTCTCGCATCCTGCAGTTATTAAATATCTCAATCTTGTAGCCTTTAATTCTATGGTAGAAGAATCTCTTTCTCCTGCAATTGAAGCAACACAAAATGTCAACGCGATGATTGCCCGGATGAGTTTTAATAAGGGAGTTATCTCCGTCGTTGATACAATTCTTTCCAACTTAACTCCTATGAAGGAGATTTAACATGGGGTTTGCAGATCAAGTTCGTCAGATGTTTAGTGGCGGACAACAGCAACAATCGCAACAGCATGCAGTTGGAAATGTTCCTGGGCAAAAAGACCAAGTCCAACAAGGAACTGGAAATACTCCAACTGTTCAACAAAACCCAATGGATGCTTATGCTGATTTATTTAAACCTCAAGATCCTTCCAAAAAGCAAGCAGATCCTCCTGCATTTCAACTTGATCCTGCTTTAATTGAAAAAGCTGCGGGATCTATAGATTTCACTTCTAAACTTCCTCCTGAATTACGTGCTCGTTTCCAAGGAGAGGATGGCGAAGCTTTAATGGCTGTCATGAATCTCATGGGACGCCAAGCTTATCAAGCTTCAATTTCACATATGTCAGCTTTAACTGATAAATTTGTAGGATTAAGGTCGAATTTTGACCAACAAAATCTTGGCGATAATGTCAAATCTCACCTTGTCCAGAACACTCTTCAATCGAAGTTTGCTAATACAAATCCTGTTACCAAACAAGGATTACAAATGATTTCGGGGATGATGAAGGAAGCTTTTCCTGATGCAACTCCGGAATGGATTAGCGAACAAGCTCCAAAGTTTTTTGTGGAAATGGCAAAGCAGTTAGCGCCGGAGGAATTTAACGCCTCTAAGCAACAAAATCCACAAAATTCTACGGAAGTTGATTGGGGAAATTGGCTTTTATCTGGACAAAACGCTAACCAATCTTAAGGAGTCAACCGCATGGGATTTTATTCTGGCATCTTTTCCACAGAGGCCAATCCTCCTGAACTTAACAAACGTTCTTTTGCTGCTACTTTACTCCGTTTATTTCCTGATGGTTCGGCTCCCATTTTTGCATTAACTTCTCAAACTGGGCGCTCTTCTGCAAAATCCTCCACTCATGGATATTTCACAAAAACTCTTACTTTCCAATCTTTTACTTCTGGTGCAGGTAACTTAGCTGCTACTACTAACTTGCTTGTTGCATCTTCTGTTGGCGCTTTAGTTGGTATGGTTCTTTTCAATCCTGTTACTCGTGAAAATATGCGAGTTACTGCTATTCCTGATGCAACTCACATTACGGTTACCCGTGCATTTGGTCGAGTTGTTGCTGCCGATATTGCAACTTCTCAAGTTCTTCTCGTTATTGGAACTGCTTTTGAAGAAGGTTCTTCTCGTCCAGTTAACCGCGGATTGACTACTGTTTATGTTCCTAATTATACTCAAATCTTCCGTAATGCTTGGGCTGTAACTGACACTGCACGTGCTTCTTATACTGAGATGGGGTTTGAAAACCTTGCAGAAAATAAGAAAGATTGCATGTTACTCCATTCCGTAGATATTGAGTCTGCACTTTTATTTGGTCAGCCTAAGATGGATACCACTGGCGCTACTCCTATTCATGCAACGCAAGGTATTATTGATGCAGTTGAACAGTATGCACCTAACAATACAAACACTGCAGATGCTGCCACTTCTTTAACTGAACTTGAAGCATTATTTGCTCCTGCATTTACATTCTCTCATGATCTTGGAGATACTAAGTCTCGTATGGTTTATACTGGAGAGGTTGGAATGAAAGTATTTAACCAGATTGCCAGATTGAATGGCCAAGTTAATTTAATGAATGGACAAACCAACTTTGGATTTAAGTTTTCGACTTTCACTTTCTACAAAGGGACGCTTTATCTTGTTGAACATCCTGCATTGAATGGTTTATCGGGTATGAGCAATATGGCAGTTTGCGTTGATATGCCTGCATTAAAGTTAGCTTATATGGATGGAAGAGATACTCGCCCGGAAGAGTACGGTGGTACTGGCAAAAACAATGCCAATGGCCAAGATGCTCAAGGCGGATCTCTTACTACTGAATTTGCTGTTGAACTTCTGAATCCTGCTGGTTGTGCTATTGTTTATGGATTAACTGCCGGTGCCGCTGGCTGACATTCTTGCAGGAGCTACGAAATCTGTGGCTCCTGCAGTTTTAAGATTGTTTTTTAGATCTTACAAACCTTTTTTAGCTAAAATGTATGGGCGCCACTTAGAAAAGAAACTCAAATTTGAAAACTACAATTTGGTAACTTCCGACCCCGAAGAAATCGAGGAAGCTAAAAAGTTGGCGGCCCGAGGTTATGTTAGAGAGCTTTCAGAAGAAGAATTTACAAAAGCTAATTCCATTTCAGATTAACAGAAAAGAGGTAGCAAAATGAATTTTGGGGAAATGCAACAAGATATTGCACTCTTAACCAAACGCCCAGATAAATTGAGCGAAATTAAGATTGCAATTAACGATGCAATTCTTCATTATACATTAGCTGCCTCTTTTGCTGCAGATTTAGTAGAAGGTAATATTGCAATTAATGCTACTGAGTTTGCACAAAATCTTCAAATTTCTGTAAATTTTCCACGATTTAGAAAACTTCTTTATCTTCGTCCTCCCGGAGCTAAACCTCTTGCTCCAGTTGATCCACTTAAGGTAATTACTGATAAGGGATGTGAACAATTAGATAAATGGTATCGTTCAGGAGACTATATTTATTTCAAACTTCGTACTCTTTCCTCATCTCTTGATTACGGCTACTATTCTTATCCAGCGCGATATACACAGACTTCCGATACAAGTTGGATGCTGGATACGATTCCACATATAATTCGATATCGAGCTATATCTGAAATTTTTGATTCCATTGGAGAAAAAGATGAGGCGAATAAAGCTAAGACTAAAGCAGATGAAGCATTTATTATTGCTAAAAATGATTTAGCTATTGGAGCAATCTACTAATGTTTGCCATTCCTTTAACTTCTCAAGAAATAACAATTAACACTGGATCAGTAAATGCAGTTTGGGGAGGAATTACTGGGACTTTAAGTACTCAACTTGATTTACAATCAGCTCTTGATGCAAAATTAGCTTCCACAGCTTATACTGCAGCTGATGTTTTAGCTAAGTTGTTAACTGTAGATGGTACAGGATCTCTTCTCGATTCAGATCTTCTTGATGGGCAGAATGGGAGTTACTATTTAGCTTGGGCAAACTTTACTGGGGTGCCGGCCACATTTACTCCCTCCGCCCACACTCATCTCCAATCTGAAATAACGGATCTTACAGCTAATGAAACTTTAGATCACACATCTATTTCTATTTTAACTCAACACAGTCTTACTGGCGGAGGAACAATTGCGGCAACTAGAACCTTAAATCTTGTTAATGATGTAGCATCCCCCGGAAATTTGAAACTTTATGGTACAGATGGAACTGGTGTTAGAGGTTGGTATGATCAACCAACTGGAAGTTCTGCAGTTTGGGGAGGAATTACTGGTACATTATCCTCTCAAACTGATCTTCAAACAGCTTTAGATGCTAAACTTAATTCTGCTTCTTATACAGCTGCAGATGTATTAGCTAAACTTCTCACAGTTGACGGTTCTGGATCTGGGATTGATGCGGATTTACTTGATGGAAATTCTAGTGCTTTTTATGCTTTAGCTAGTCATACTCACACACTCAATGATCTTTCTGATGTAATTATTACAACTCCTTCTAATGGGCAAGTTCTTAAGTATAATGGAACCAATTGGATAAATGATACAGATTTAACTGGGGGCGGAGGTGGGGCGCTCAATGATTTAACTGACGTCATTATAACTGCTGCGGCTACTAATGATGTTCTTCAATTTGATGGTGCTAATTGGGTAGATCTGCCATTGACTCTCAACCAAATTATTAGCCCCACTGCATCTAAATCTTTCAACATGGGGGACAATACACTATCTTTTCTTTGGGTCGCCCCGACTTCGATTGGTTTAGAACTTGAAGCTACCGGTGCCTTTACTGGAGATCTTTTACACATTCATCAGCATACAGGAAATCCTGGGGCTGGCACTGATTTAGTTCATATTGAATCTGAAGATGCAGATGTTACGCCATTTCGGGTAGTTATTTCTACGGTAGATAAATTTCTTGTCAATGGTTCTGGACGGATTTTGACTCATGCAATTACAGATGATGGTTCGACAGATTTACAATTTGGAGGCGGCACAAGATTTGGTGGAACAATTACAACTAGTAGTTTTGGACAAGCATTTCAATTTAACCCCACAATAAATGTAAATTCTGCAGCGCAAACAGCAACATATTCTTGGTTATTTCAGCCAACTCATAATCTTAATGTAGCGCCTGCAGCAGGGCAAGCTTATGTAAATTTACAATGTATTTATACTTATGCCTCAACTGTATCTTCTGCGAATAAAATTTCAACTCAAAATTTACAACTTTCGTATACGATTGCCGCATCAAACGTAAATAATTTTTCAACCATGGCATTTATTGCATTGACAGCTGGAACTAATAATAGCGCAGGTACAATTGATAATGTAGTTGGAATTAATATTCCTGAATTGCTCAAAGGATCTGTAACTACTCGTGCAATTCAATCAACACTTACTTCTACAGGTACAAGTGTATGGTTTTTATATTCTTCGGGAAATGCTTCAAGTTATCATGAGGGAAAAATTCTTATTGGAAAAACTACAGATGATGGAATTAACTTACTTCAAGTTGACGGTTCATTAGGAGTTTTACCAGGAACTAACTCTGCACCAGGAATTAATTTTGGAGGTACTGTAGGAATTAACGGTGCATCGGGTATAATTGGGTTATCTACTATTTCTGGAGTTAATTGTCTTGCAGTTAATGCTGTTGGGCAGACTACAATATCTCCGACATTAAATCTTACTGGCCAAGGAGCTATTTTTACAATCCAACCAACGGTTACTGTTACTTCGCCAAACGTTACTCTGTATGGTTGGTATAATAATAATACACTTAAGTTGAATGCAGAACCTCTTAATCCAACTCAAAATTTTGTAAATACTCTTAACCAATTTACGTTTGAAGGTTTAGTTGCCTCTGTTGAGTCAATTGATTCTATGGTTGGTTATCAACTATCTCCTATTATTGGGGCTAACAATGTTCAAAATATAACAATATATCAGGATATATTTTTAGGTGCGGGACTTAATTCTGGAATTGGAACAATTGGGGAGCGTCGTAGTATTTCTATTCCTAATCCTACACTTGTAGGAACTACTCGAAATTCAGGAATTTACTCAAATATTGCGCTCAACGGCACAATTAACTGGAATCTTTATCTTATTGGAGCTGCACGAAATTACATTGCTGGTAATGTTCAAATGGGAAATGCAACACCAACAACATTAGATCCTAGACTTCAAGTTAATGGTAATGTAGAAATTTATGGAGTCTCACCTCAAAATTTAATTCGCGCAACTAATGCAGTTGCTGCTCTTGAGATTCAAACTGTAACTGGGTCTGCCGATATTAACCGCGCCCAAATTCGTATGTTCGATGCTACAGGAACTTTGCGAATTCAGGCATTGAATGATGCAGGAACTGGAGGTGGAGATGTTTTAGATTTAGTTAGAAATACTAATGCTTTTACTCAACTTAGATTTGGTAATGCAACAACGCCAGTTTTCATTGCAGATGAGGGAACTGATACTGTAACTTGTAAATCTGCTTTAGTAGTTAATACAGATGCGTTGGTAGTTAATAGTTCTAAAAATGTTCTTATTGGGACTGTAACAGATGGTGGATTTAAGTTAGATGTAGTTGGCACAGCTCGCATCTCAGGTGCAGTAACATTAACTACGCAACTTGGAATTAGTTCTGGAGGAACAGGGCAAACTACAGCTAATGCAGCTCTTAATGCTTTATTGCCAACTCAGACTGGGCATAATGGCCATTTTCTTAAGTCTAATGCTACTGATACTTCTTGGGCAGCTTTAACTCAGGCTGATATTTCAGACTTAACAGCTAATGAGACGGTTGATCATTCTACTGTATCAATTGCAACTCAACATAGTATTACAGGGGGCGGCGACCTTACAGCTACTCGAACACTTAATCTTGTTAATGACTTAGCTTCACCCGGAAATTCAATGTTATATGGAACTGATGGTGCAGGAGTTAAAGGTTGGTATGCTCAACCTTCTGGAGGTGGATCATTAGACGCTCTTTCTGATGTTGTAATTTCTACTCCAGCATTACATCATATTCTTCGTTACAATGGATCTAACTGGGTAAATGCAACGCCTGATACTCTTAATATTGCATTAGACAATCTGAATGACGTAGCTCTTGTTGGGTTAGCAACGAATCATGTTTTACGTTATAATGGTTCTAATTGGGCGAATGCTGTTCCAACCCTTGCTACAATTGATGATATTACTGATGTAACTTTGGTTTCTCCTTCTATAGGACAAGTATTACGTTACAATGGTTCCAATTGGGCAAATGCAACTAATACTCCTACACCAGGTGGATCTGCAACGCAAGTTCAATATCATGATGGAAGTGCTTTAGCTGGAGATGCAGATTTTACATGGGATGCTAGTGGTAACATTCTTACAGTTAATGGAAAAGGAAACTATGATCAAATTCAAATTAACGTAGGTTCTACACCTTCTACTCCTGGTGCTGGAATTGTAGAATTATTTGGAACTAATAAAGCTGGATTTCTTCTCCCAGCATTTATTAGTTCGTCGGGCCAAAACTCCCCACTCCAGCCTGGAATTTATAATAATAAAGTTAGAATGTATTATCCGACAACAGGAACAACTGGAACTGGTGCATTAGGTACAGCTTGGACTTCATCTTCAACAGTTTCTCATCCTACTCCAGCATCCACAGATAAATGGACTCAAATTTATCGTACTCGTTGGCAATCTTCGACTACTGCAGGAACTGCTACTGGAGTTAGAGAAACTCAAAACTCTATTTGGAGAGGTAATGCAGCGGGCCTTGGAGGATTCTACTTCTTTGCTAGATTTGGACAACAGATCAATCTAAATGGTGGCCAGATGTTTGTAGGACTTAAAGCTACTGCTGCCCTAGCTGGCGATCCTTCTGCTTTAACTAACATGATTGGAATGGGTTATGATGCAGCTGATTCCTCTAGTGGAAATTGGCAATTTATGCGAAATGATGGGTCAGGAACTGCTACTAAAGTGGATCTTGGGGCTAATGGTCCTCGCAACACAACTCACTTTTATGATCTTCATATTTACTGCGCTCCCAGTGATTCTAAAATTACAGTTCGTATAGTCAATGAATTTACAGGTAATGTTCTTCTTGACAATGTTGAATATACAACTGATCTTCCGACCTCAACTACTTTTATGGCAATGCACGCAGTATGTAGGAATGGAGCTGTAGCTTCTGCAGTTAATGTGGAAGTTTCATGCTTATACTGTCTGAGTGATTTCTAAGGAGAAAACATGCCGCTTAAGTTAGACCTTGAAGTAGAAGGGCAAGCACTTGTTCAAGCTTATATTCGAGTTATTAGACTTTGGGGTTCTCCTGATGAAGGATTACAAGCTGTAGTTGGAATTTGGGCAAATCGTCCAGCTTGGGTTAATGGTAAAAAGCCTTTAGAAACTTTTAACATTTCCGCTCCTTGGCGTCCTTTATGTCTGGCAGGAATTGAAGATGCAATTCTTGCTGATTCTCGTTTTGTAACTGCTGTGGATGGGGATGCTTAAATGAAAGCTCGACAAATTTTTGATGGGGCGCAAGCAATTAAAGTTCTCATGGGAGAAAAATTACCAATTAAAGCGGCTTATGCTGTAGCTAGACTTCAAAAGAAACTTGAAAATGAAGTAAAAGAGATTGAAAATATTCGAATTTCCCTTGTAAAGAAATGGGGGAAAGAAGACCAAGATGGAGTTTTTACAGTCGATTCAGCTAATTCTGATGCCATTAACTCCTTTACTACCGAGTTTCTTGAGTTTCTTG